TTTGTAAACACATTGGCATCAGGCACTACTGTAGGTATTAAGGCGCTTGGCGCTTCTGGTGGTGGTACATTAGAGTGGGGCAATACTGGCACTTCAGACCTACGTTTAACTGTAACGGCTTCTGCTGCTACAAACGCGGGCTCTGTCCGTATCACCGTAATGTACGCACAAGCGTTTAACACTGCTATTCGTGCATAGATAGGTGTTAGGTTATGTCTTCTGACGTTCAATCAAAACGGTTAACAGGTGCAGGGTCTGCGGGTGTTGGTCCTGCACGTATTCGTCAGGTCCAAATAAAGACCACAACGGGCACCCCCCGTATTACCTTTACGAACGGTAACGGGGGTGCTGTTGTTTTAGACATGGATTTAGATGCGTCTAACACTCATTCTGTAAATATACCGGATGACGGCATTAGGGTAAGCGACATTTTTGTGTCTGTTTTTACGGCGTGTACTTCAGTAAATGTTTTTTATAGTTAATAGGGGTAAAAAGCTATGCCATCAAAGAAGCCCGGACTTTACGCTAATATAGCCGCAAAAAAGGCACGTATTAAAGCGGGGTCTAAAGAAAAGATGAGAACTCCCGGTCAAGCAGGTCGGCCTACTGCTAAAAACTTTAAAAATGCTGCTAAAACAGCTAAAAAAGACAAGAGGTAGATATGGCTTCGGACGTACAAGCAACTTATCTAACAGCTTCGGGATCGGTATTTGGAGGTCGGACTAGAGTTAAAGCAATTCATTATCAGGCGGGTTCATCGCCTACATTGGTACTGAAAAACGGAAGTGACGCCAATGGGGCTACTATAATGACCATGACTTTTGTTAACAATACGGATGACACTCTTTACATTCCCGATGAGGGGATGTTGTTCAGTGAGGGCTGTTTTGCTGTTTTAACAAATGTTACTAGTGTAACCGTCTTTTTCAATTAGCAAAGCTATGAAACTTGAGTTTTTTAGCAATCCGGACGAACTGGCGATTGTTAAAGAGATAAAGCTTTGGTCTACAGACGTTTTAGAAAAGCCTTGTGCTTATTTTAATGACTTGCCCCCATGTCCTTATGCAAGAAAAGCGTGGGTGGACGATAAAGTTGCAATAGTGTTTAAACAGCACGACTCTTATCAACCACTGTACTCATGCATATCTAGGTTTGACGACAAGTTTGACTTAGTCATTATTGTAGACTTAGCCAACGATAAAGAGCCCGAAGAGTTCCATGAATACTTAGACTCTTTAAACGATGTTATCTCCTCCGGCACTTTTATTGAAAAAGATATATGGTTGATGGGTTTTCACCCTGACGACGAAGTTAGCGAAGCTTCAGAGGAAACCGCAATTGAACCTTTAACAGAAACAGAGTACAGCATGATCTTTGTTCAAAGGCTGTCAAAGCTACAAGAAGCGGCAGACAGGTTAGGGAAAAAAGGCTATTATGAAAGCTATGTTGGCGAATATAACGCTTCCGAAATTTTTAATAGACGTGAAACACTAAACAGGAGATTGAAAAATGGCTTTAAAACCTCGTAAAAAGAAACCTGCTGCTAAGAAGATGCGTGGCGGCGGTATGGTAAAGAAGATGCGTGGCGGTGGCATGGTAAAGAAGATGCGTGCCGGTGGTGTTGTTAAAAAGAAAAAGAAGTAGGTACGTCTAATGGCTACCTCCGGGAGCAAGGACTTTGAGCTAGATGTCGCCGAGTATGTTGAAGAAGCGTTTGAGCGGTGCGGTTTAGAGGTTAGGACGGGTTACGATATGAAGTCCGCAAGAAGATCATTGAATCTTTTGCTTGCCGACTGGGCTAACCGTGGCCTTAACCAATGGACCATAAAGCAAAGGACGCTTTCTTTAGTGGCGGGAACGGGCGAATATCCGTTGCTTGCGGACGTTATTGACATTTTATCAATAGTCGTTAAAAGAAGTAGTACAGACTACTCCCTAACAAGGTTAAGCCGAGACGGGTTTTTGACTATTCCCGATAAAACCACTCAGGGTAGGGTAAATCAGTTTTTTTTGAATCGGCAGATAACACCTGAGTTAAAGCTTTGGCCCGTGCCCGACAATAGTACGGACGTAGTTTACTACGACGCCTTAACACGTATGGACGATGCGGACATCTATACCAACACTATGGAAGTCCCTTTTCGATTCTATCCTTGTTTAGCGGCGGGTTTGGCTTATTATTTAGCTTTAAAACGCGCCCCTGATCGAGTACAACTGCTTAAAGCCGTCTACGAAGAAGAGTTTGAACGCGCCGCAGTAGAGGACAGAGATAGGTCTTCTTTTAATGTTGCGCCTAAGTTAGATTATTATAGGGTAGGGTAATGGCTACATATGCTTCCGGTAAAAAATCTTACGCTATCTCAGATAGATCGGGGTTCCGGTATCCATATCGTTTAATGAGGCGAGAGTGGACGGGATTGCTAGTAGGCCCTGACGAGTTTGAGCCAAAGCAGCCTCAATTAGGACCTTTTCGTAAAGTTTCTGACCCCCAAGCTCTTCAAAACGCCCGTCCAGAAACAGGACTAGCCGAACAAAGAAACATCCAATACGCGTGGGACCCCGTAGGCTTTATCGGGGACGAGTCTTTAACGCCAAATCCTTTAAGAGCTACAGGTGCTGTAGGAACAGTAACGGTGGTTGTATGAGCTTTACTTACGCTTCTCTACAACAAGCTGTTCAAGACTACACTGAAAACAATGAAACGTCGTTTGTAACTAATTTACCTGTATTTATTCGGCAAGCCGAAGAAAGAATCCTTAAAAACGTTCAATTAAGCCTGTTTAGGAAAAATGTAAGCGGTGTTATGGCTAATGGGAATAGATTCTTAGCTGCTCCAACGGACTTTCTAGCACCTTTTTCATTAGCTTTTATAGATTCGGACAGTAATCAAACTTTTTTGGACTTTAAAGAGCCTGACTTTGTTCAAACATTTAACCCAAAAGTAGCGACGGTAGGGAACCCAAGGTTTTATGCGGTTTACGACATAAACAACTTTATATTGGGACCTACGCCTGACAATAATTACAACATAGAGCTTCACTATTTTTACCGCCCTGAAAGCCTAACGGCGGGAGCTTCTACAGGCACTACATGGCTTAGTATAAACGCCGAAATTGCTCTGTTGTACGGATGCCTTGTGGAAGCATACATTTATATGAAAGGTGACCCTGACTTAATGGCTCTTTATGAAAAAAGATTCGTAGAGGCAATTTCAGGAATGAAACTTCTTGGTGAATCTAAAGAAGTAACGGACGAGTACCGTACTGGACAACTTATACGGCCTAAACAATGAGTCGATTAACCGACGCAGGCCAAGAAAAGCTTGCTAACTATATAAGGAGGCTGTAGTCATGGCTTTTACCGGAAACTACATGTGTACCAGCTTTAAAAAAGAATTATTGTACGGTGCCCATGACTTTGACGCTTCTAGCGGAGATACTTTTAAAATTGCGCTTTACACTAATTCCGCTACTCTTACCGCTGCTACAACTGCCTACACTACGTCAGGAGAGGCCTCGGGAACTAATTACACATCGGGTGGTAATACCCTTACTCGCATAGATCCAACTTCTGCGGGAACTACAGGATTTACCGAGTTTGTTGACACCGCGTGGTCTAGTGCTAGTTTTACGGCAAGAGGCGCTTTAATCTACAACTCAACACCTAATACAACTTCCATATCTTTGACAAACCCAGCGATTATTGTTTTAGATTTTGGTAGCGACAAGGTGGTTTCGTCAGGTAGTTTTACGGTGGTTTTTCCCACCTTCGATGCTACCAATGCGATTATTAGGATAGCCTAATGGCTGACGTGACTCTTACAGCAACAGGCGTAAGCGCTACAGGTTCTCCGGGACAGGCGCTGGTTTACAGCGCTATTGTTCCAAGTCAACAACCTAATTATACTGAAATTACGCCTTAGTTAGTTCAAAAAGTGGACTAACGTGCAGCTTGAGGAATTAAAAGATGCCCAGCACCTATACAGTCAACCTCGGGATAGAAAAACCGGCTAACGGGGAGCAAGCCGGTACATGGGGTGATACGGTAAATGAAAACTCAGACATTCTAGACGAGGCCGTTAACGGCGCAATATCTATTACTTTGGGCGCAACCGGCTCAACCGGTTCCCCTAATGCCCTAGCTATTACTGATGGTACATCGTCAACGGGTCGTAACAAGTGGATTGAGTTTGTTGACGGTGGCGATCTTGGGGCTACCGCGTATGTTCAGCTAACCCCTAATAATGCTGAAAAAATATGTTTTATTCGGAATAGTCTTTCTGGCTCTCGTTCCGTCATTATGTTCCAAGGCACTTACAACGCTTCTAGAGACATTGAAATTGTTGCTGGAACAGATGTGGTAGTTAAGTTTGATGGCGGGGGAACCACGGCAACGGTAGTTAATGTTTACAACAGCCTTCAGGTAGCGTCCTTACGTGCCTCCGGTGATCTGGATGTAGACGGGACCACTAATTTAGATGTGGTCGATATTGACGGCGCTACTCAAATAGACGCCGCCGTTACTGTAGGGGTAAACGGAACAGGGTATGACGTCAAGTTTTTTGGAGATACTGCGGGCAGCCACCTGCTTTGGGATCAATCCGCCGATGAGTTAATACTGGCGGGAACTTCGTCGGTTACGGTAGGTGGAGACTTAGATGTAGACGGGACCATAGAGTTTGACAATTTGTCGGGAACCGGTTCTGTCGCTGTTACAGACATAAAAGATGAAGACAACATGGCGTCTGACAGCGCCACTGCAATATCTACCCAGCAAAGCATTAAGGCTTACGTTGATTCAAAAGTAGCTACAGCAGACACGTTAGCCGAGGTATTAGCTAACGGAAATACCACAAGTGGGACGGATATAGTAGCCAATACCGACGATAAAGTGCAGTTTCGAGACTCGGCTATCTACATAAACTCCAGCGTCGATGGGCAGTTAGATATTGCTGCTGACGGTGAAGTTCAGATAACCACAGCGTTATTAGACCTTAATGCCGCTTCTCAGATAGACGGTGCAGTTACTGTAGGAGTAAACGGGACAGGGTACGACGTTAAGTTTTTTGGCGATACTGCTGGAAACTATATGCTTTGGGATCAATCTGCGGATGATCTGATATTAGCCGGTTCTTCTTCTCTTTCTGTAGGTGGTGACTTAGCTGTAGACGGTACAATAGATTTTGATGCTCTGTCCGGTACAGGATCGGTAACGGTTACCAACATACTTGATGAAGACAATATGGCATCTAACAGTGCCACTGCTTTATCAACGCAGCAAGCTATTAAAGCCTATGTGGATTCGGGTGGTGTTAGTAACTCGCTAAACAGCACCTTGACCGCAGGTAATACAACTGGTGGAAGAGACATAATAGCCAGCACCGATGATAAGGTGCAGTTTAGAGATAGTGCTATTTACATTAACTCTAGCACTGACGGTCAGCTAGATATTATTGCTGATACTGAAGTACAGATAGCCGCCACTACAATAGATGTAACTGGAAGTTTAAATGTTGATGGCAGCACCTTTAAAGTCAACGCTAGTAACAACCGTGTAGGTATTCTAAACAGTAGTCCAGACGTAACTTTAGACATTGGTACTGCAACAGATGCGGTGCATATGCCTAGTGGATCAACCGGACAAAGGCCGGGGTCACCCGCAGCAGGGTATTTCCGCTACAACACTACCACTGCGGGGTTTGAAGGGTATACCGATGCG